CTTGGGCAAGCTCAAGACCTTTGTAAACACGACGCTGGGCGAAGTCTGGGAAGAAGACCAGACGGAAAAGGTCGACTGGGAACAGCTGCGCGACCGTCGCGAGAATTATGGTGCGCAGGTGCCGGGCCGCGCCGTGGCGCTGTTCGGTTCCATCGACTCGCAAGATGACCGCTACGAGGGCCGCGTCTGGGCGTTCGGCGCCGGTGAGGAAAGTTGGCTGGTTTACCGGTTCATTCTGTACGGCGACCCGGCCAGTCAGGTGCTGCGCAAAAAGGTGGGCGTTGAGCTGCACCGCCAGTTCACCCGGGCCGATGGTCAGGTGATGGGCGTCGAGCGATGGTGCTGGGACTCCGGTGGCCACTACTCGGACGAAGTGCGGCTGGAAAGCCGCAAACATGGCGTGCATTGGGTCATTCCGATTTTCGGTGCAAGCGTCTACGGCAAGCCCATTGCCAACTTTCCGCGCAAGAAAGAAAAGAAGAGCAAGACCTACCTCACCGAGGTGGGCACCGACAACGCCAAAGAGCTGATTTACAACCGCCTCAAAATCCAGCCAGACGGCGATCAGCCGGTTCCTGGCTGTGTGCATTTCCCTGCCGACGACAACATCTGCGATGAGGCTGAGCTGAAACAGCTCACGTCTGAAAGCAAAAAGTGGGTCGTGGTCAGAGGCCGCCGGGTGTTCCGCTGGGATGCCAGCAAGCGGCGCAATGAGGCACTGGACTGTTACGTGTACGCCATCGCGGCGCTGCGGATCAGCCAGCAGCGGTTTGGTTTGGACCTGGACGAGCTTTCAAGGGGGCTGCCTCAAGTCATTGAGCGGCCGCAAGACGAGTCGCTGGACGAGCCAGATGAAATATCCGCCCCGGCCTCCGAGCCGGAACCGGCGACCCACCAACCCCCAGCTGAGCCTGCATCTGTTGGCGGCTGGGTCGACACAGGACGAGGCGCATGGCTCTAGATCCGCAAACCATGATTGACCGCTATCTGGAGGCCGAGCTGGCCGTGCTGGACGGCAAGGAAATCACTTTCAACGGCCGCAAGCAGGTGATGGCCGACTTGCCCCAAATCCGTGCGGGCCGACTTGAGTGGGAGCGCCGTCTGGCCTCGCAGCAGAGAGCACTTGCAGGGGGCCGCCCGGGGTATTCCCTCGCGGTATTTGATTGAGTCGTATGAACTTGCTCGACCGGATTTTGGCCCCGGTATTTCCCGGGACCGTGGCCGAGCGCTTGCGGGCCCGCAATGTAATACAGGCGTTTGAGGCGTCGGATATTACTCGCACGCATAAGGCAAAAAAGCAGTCGAAAAGTGCTGACAAGTCCCTGCAGAAGTCGGCCGTGTCGCTGCGTGAGCAGTGCCGCAAGCTGGACGAGGATCACGACATTGTTACCGGCCTGTTTGATCGGCTGGAAGAGCGCGTGGTGGGAGGCTCCGGTATTTCAGTCGAGCCGATCCCGCTTACCTATGCCGGTGACGTTGATCTGGAATTTGCCGCCGCTATCAAGGCGCAGTGGTCCGAGTGGTCGTTGTCGCCGGAGACCTCCGGCGAGTTGTCGCGGCCACAGATGGAACGCCTTATGTGTCGTACCTGGCTGCGCGACGGTGAGGGGCTGGCCCAGATGCTGATCGGTCGGGTGGCTAATTATGACCACCTGCATGATGTGCCGTTTGCCCTTGAGCTGCTGGAACCGGACTACCTACCGTGGGGTTACACGGACTTGGCCAAGGGTATTTCCCAAGGCATCGAGCGTAACGGTTGGCGACGGGTCACGGCCTATCACTTGCTCAAGCAACACCCGGGCGATGGCTTGGGTTATGGCATGACCCTCGACACCAAGAGTGTCCCGGCTGATCGCATGATCCATATCGCGTACCGAAAACGTATTGGCCAGAACCGTGGCCAGCCCCTGCTGCATGCCGTGATTATCCGCTTGGCTGATATCAAGGATTACGAAGAAAGCGAGCGGGTGGCTGCACGGATCAGCGCGGCTCTGGCGATGTACATCAAGAAGGGCACGCCAGACGACTTTGTGCCCAGCCAGACCAAGGCGCCCGAGCGGACTTTTCCGCTGGCCCCCGGTGTCGTGGTCGACACCCTGTTGCCGGGCGAAGACGTAGGCATGATCGAAAGCAACCGGCCAAACCCGTTTCTTGAGGGGTTCCGCAATGGCCAGCTCAAGGCAGTGGCAGCGGGCACCCGGGGCACTTACTCCAGTGTGGCCCGCAGTTATGACGGCACCTACTCGGCGCAGCGTCAGGAACTGGTGGAAGGGCAATTGGGTTATGACCTGCTGCAGCACGAGTTTATCGACTACTGGTGTCGGCGTGTGTACCGCGAGTGGTTGCGCATCGCGATCACCAGCGGGGTGCTGGTGGTGCCCAAGACTGTTGACCCTCGCACGATTTATGGCGCGATCTATCAGGGGCCAGTCATGCCCTGGATCAATCCGGTGCATGAGGCAAATGCTTGGAGAATCCTTGTTGAGGCCGGTTTCTCCGACGAGGCCGAGGTGGCACGTGCTCGTCAGCGCAACCCTCAGGAATTGAAACGCACCCGCAAGGCAGAGATTGAAACCAACCGGGAGCAGGGGCTGGTGTTCAGCTCCGATGCCTACCACCTGTACTACGGGAAAAACAAAGCGAATGAAGCGGAAAAAAAACCAGATGACGATGACCCCGAGGGGGTCGACAAGTAGCGCTGGGGAGAGCTGGTACACGCTGCGGGCCAAGGCCCGGGGCGTCGTGGACCTGATGCTTTACGGCGACATTGGTGCCTGGGGTATCACGGCTAACCAGTTTGCCCGCGACTTGAAAGCCCTCGGTGACGTGTCACAGATCAATCTGCATATCCACTCGCCCGGCGGGGACGTGTTTGAAGGCATGGCCATGTACAACCTGCTCAAGGCGCATCCGGCGCGTATCGAGGGGTTTGTGGATGGTCTGGCCGCGTCAATGGGCAGCGTGATCCTGATGGCCTGCGACACGATCAGCATGCCCGAAAACGCCATGATCATGGTCCACAAACCGTGGGGCATTCAGGGTGGCGATGCCGAGGCTCTGCGCCGTTATGCCGATCTGCTGGACAAGGTCGAAGACTCACTGGTCATGGCCTATGTGGCCAAGACCGGGAAAACCGCCGATGAAATTCACGCCTTGTTGAAAGATGAGACGTGGATGAACGGAACAGAAGCGGTCGTGGCCGGATTCGCAGACACCGTCATTGAACCAATCAAGGCCGCCGCCCATATCAACTCTAATCGCATGCAGGAGTTCACCAACATGCCCGAAGCATTTAAAAAACTGTGGGAGCCGCGCGGCTCGACCACTCCCCCGGCGCCTGCTCCAACCCCTGCGCCTGCTCCAGCGGGATCGGTTCTGACCCCTGAGCAAATTCGCGCTCAGGTAGTGCTGGCCGACACCGAGCGACGTACCGCGATTACAGCAGCATTCGGTGTTGGTGGTTTCAACGTGGCCCATGCCGAATTGCTAAATACCTGCCTGACCGATATGGAATGTAGCGTCGAAAAGGCCCGCGAGAAGCTGCTGGTGGCTTTGGGCAAAGACACCACTCCAACGGGTGGTCCAGCTCCGCGTCACCCCGGGCACATCGCCAACGGCAATCTGGTCGGTGACTCGGTGCGTGCGTCGTTGGTAAGCCGTACTGGTCAGGGCGAAATCCAGAAGGATAATGCTTACAACTACATGAGCCTGCGCGAGCTGGCCCGTGCTTCGCTGCAGGATCGCGGCATTCTGGTGGCGACCCTGGCCCCGATGCAGATGGTGGGAATGGCGTTTACCCATGACACCAGCGACTTCGGCAACATCCTCGTCGACATTGCCGCCGCGTCGGTGCTGCAGGGCTGGAATGAAGCGGAAGAAACCTTCCACCTCTGGACCAAGACCGGCCGCCTGAGCGACTTTAAAACCGCCAAGCGTGTGGGCATGGGCGAATTCCCGACTCTGCGTGAAGTGCGCCCGGGTGCCGAGTACAAGTACATCACCACCGGCGACCGTGGCGAAACCATCCGCTTGGCCACCTACGGTGAATTGTTCTCGATCACCCGTCAGGCGATCCTCAACGATGACCTGGACCAACTGACCACCATCCCGAAACGCATGGGTGAGGCGGCACGCGGCACCATTGGCGATCTGGTGTATGACACCCTGATCAATAACCAGAATCTGAGCGATGACAAGAAGCTGTTCGATGCTTCGCGCAAAAACCTGTTCACCGGCGCCGGTTCGGCGTTGTCGATCGAGTCGCTAAGCAAAGCCAAGACCGCGATGGCACTGCAGAAGAACCAGACCGAAGGCGGCAAGGCTCGAACCCTCAACATCCGGCCGGGCTTCGTACTGGTGCCTGTGGCGCTGGAAGACAAGGCCAAGCAGTTGATTCGTTCGGCCTCGGTGCCCGGTGCTGAAACCAATGCCGGTATCGACAACCCGATCCGCAACTTTGCCGAAGTGATCGCTGAGCCGCGTCTTGATGATAATTCGTCGACCGCGTGGTATCTGGCTGCCAAGAAGGGTAGCGACACCATTGAGGTGGCCTACCTTGACGGTGTTGAGCTGCCATACCTGGAGCAGCAACAAGGCTTCACCAATGACGGTGTTATCTCCAAGGTGCGTATCGATGCCGGTGTCGCGCCGTTGGACTCTCGCGGCCTCAACAAGTCGAACGGTGCCTAAGCCGCGCTGTTACCCCTGAGCCCCGCCCTGTGCGGGGCTTGTTGTTTCTTAAGGCAGGAGAAATTGGCTATGGCCAAGAATTATGTAAGCAGTGGCGAGACCCAAGACTTTATCGCCCCGGCTGGCGGCGCCGTTGCCGGTGTTCCGGTGACCATCAATGATCTGGTGTTGATTCCGGTCACTGGCGGTCTGGAAGGTGACAAGTTGGTGGGGCATATCAGTGGCGAGTGGCGTGTAAAGGCTGATGGTGCGCTTAAAAAGGGCCAGAAAGTCAGCGTCAAAGCAGGTGTGCTGGTAGCTCCGGCGACCGCTGATTCAGTGCCGTTCGGCAAGCTGACCAGCGACATGGTCAGTAACGTGGCCACCGCGTTGTTGATCCCCTGATGGCGGCTGATCGCTTTCGCGAGCGAGCGGCGCGGATGGACCGCGTTCTGATCGATCGCCTTGGCGATCAGGCCACGCTGGAAGATGGCACGACGATTCGCGGCGCGTTTGTGTCGCCATTTCTTGGTGCGCAGATCGGCGCCAAGGCGAGCGGCTTTCGCCTTGGCGCATCGATCAATGCCGAGCAGATCAAGGAGCCCACGTTTACCGTGCGCTCGGTCGATGCGGCCAAGGTCAAACGCGGGGCATTCATCACCAT